ACTTGCTTACAGCCTCATCTAAACATGTCTTTATCTGGAAGGGAGATAACTCAACCCTAACTACGGGATGTCCTAATCTAGCAAATATGAAGTCTCTGAGTGTCTCTTCAAAGTGCGAGAACTCAACTCCATCTTGCATGGTAGTAGCATTTAGTTTATCTCTATCTATCTGTCCTTTTGGAACTCCGCTCTCTAGAGTGTTCCCACCCCAAGACGCAAAAGAGTTACCAAACGTACTGACATTAGGTACTGCTGGGCGGGTTGCCATCTGAATCTTCCTTTATGGGTAGAGTTGCTTTCTTCGTTGCTTTCTTCGTTGCTTTCTTCACTGTCTTCTTTTTAACAGGTTTAGATTCGGGAATTACTTTAACTCCTGTAAAACTACCAAGGGGTGAGGAGCTTGTAAAATCAGCCCCAGGCATAATCCTAGTCAGCTTTCCATCTATGGATATCAGTAAGGGTACAGACCCCGTATAGTTATATTTATATGTCATGCAATCCTCCTAAGTTATATAGACAAAAAGAGAGGAGGTCAGAGAGTTTATTTCTCTGACCTCCCCAAAGCATTCAAACTTATTCTTCAGCTATTATGATACTCCAGCCGATCTAATGAACGGGCTATAGAGGAAGTTAGCTGTCGGTCCAACCAGACGAATAATCCGATAGAATCTCTCAGCAGGTGCAACAGCAGCTTTGCCGTAGCGAGTGAGGATTCCCTTCCGTGGTTGGAAGGTCTCGGGATCGGTGATTGTTGGCAACTGTTGCAGCGGAATATATGGAGCGTAAACGTATCCAGCATCCATAGCATTACTGCCCTTATAACCAATCATCATCTCATCATCAGGATAAAGAGGATCAACATACAGATCATAGCGACCCATAAACTTACCCTTGAACTGGATGGCGTTCTTACCAATATTGGTAGGAGCGTCATCACGAACGATGCCACCCTCTAACTTGGATGCTGATTCCAGCATCGAAGCCACGAGAGGTGAAGTAAGAATCCAACTACCAGGACCACGCAGAGTAGTCTTGTAGATGTCCTGAGCAGCGTAGTTAATCGTTGCCAACAGGTTGGCATAGATATGACCCACATGCTGCGGAGCATAAGCCGTGCCACCAAATGCTGACGAAGTAAGATCAACAGCGAAGACATTACTAAAGGCACCAGCGGTATCACCTGGAGCATTTGCAAACTGATACTGGTATGCTGCTGGGGTGAAGATACCAAGATCACCGCCAGCTGTGCCTGTCTGGCTAGCATCGGGATGCAAACTGCCAGTCCCTTGGAAGTTGTTGGAGTTGCCCATGTCTAATGAAGCCTTCTCCCAACCAGTAACACTATCAGGATCATAAGCAATCATACGCAAATCTTCGATAAGCTCACGATCAATCTCAAGTGAAAGCTCCTTGCTCAACAGCGAAGTAAGCTCACCTTCAAGATTGAGGTTGTGATATGCACGAAGATCCTGTGCTGCTTCTAACGTCCACAATGCTCTCATCTTACGAGTACGAGAGACAACGGCTTGCTGCTCGATGTGGAAATTAATCTCAGGAATTTGATTACCAGCAAGGACTTCACCTGCGGAAACCGAGTATCCGAGGATAGTCGAACTCACGGGGAATGCCGCAATCTGACCACCGAAAGTAGTACTAACACCACCCTCATTCCCAGAAAGTACATGTCCCTGATTTACATTAGCCAGAGTACCATCAAGGTTGAACATGGCACTTGTGTTAGTACTGTTTGAAGTGGTTCCGACACGAGCACCACCAGAAGCATCAGTCGTTCCAGCCATAATGGGAGAAGATGTCTGTCCACGGTAGGTCAGGTTGTACTTGCTGTAAACTGTCTGTGAAACGCCACTATCTCCGTGCGCTCTTGTATGACCCAGATAGAAAATCTGGCTCACAGGACCCTTCATCGGCTGAACACCAACAATACTGTTGGCAATCAGGTCGGGATAGACTCTACGAACGAGAGGAAATGCAAACTTCTGAAATGTACCAAGCTTACCTACAGTAGTGCTGTTCTCATCCATTCTATCTGATTGCTCGGACAGAATGCACTTTGCTTGATTTTCCAAAAGGGTTGCAGTAACCTTACGAGTGTAGTCACTGTCTATACCTTCAAGGACGGGTCCCCACTTCTGCTCTAATGCAGAATCATATTGTGAAATGGGTGTAACTTCCATAATAGTATATTACCTTTCTTTGGCCTTCGATGTGAACGGCATAAACTTCATGATATCATCCGTTAAGAATGCATTATCAACAAAAGGGGTCTCTATCGAAGGCTCATCGACGTTTTCAGAGATCATTACCGCTTGCTCAGAAGACTTAAATGGCTTTTCTCTAGACTCTTCAAGAACCTCAACAGATTCATGAAGAGTACCATTCTCCTCTTCCAAAATTTCTAATTTAGATGCAAGTGCATTAATAGCAGCTTCCAACTTATTGTTTTCAGTAAAAGACTTCTCAAGCTCTTCAGTAAGAACCGAGATATCTTCTTTATAGTTGTCATTCTGATCCACAACAGATGCCATTGCACTGTCCGAATCATTTCTGTTCATTTCCAAGGCCATTAAGGACTTCATTGATTCAAAGAGGTGAGCATTCTTAAAAGTCTCATTCTCTGCTTCAAGCTCCATTAAGGCATAGCTCTTAACCTCATCAACTCGGGTCCTAAGGAAAGCTTTAACCTTAGCTTCTATAAGGCTAACCTTCTCCTGTACCTGCTCCGTGATAACCTCGTCAACCAATTCAGCAATTTCAGTAATTGCCGAATCACTTAGGTTCTCAGGAAGCAATTCCGAGATTGAATCCATCTTTTCGTTTGAATTTTCCATTAAATCTCCTTGTCTGTACATTACTATTTATACAGTTTAATTAAAAATATTAAAAATTTATTAATATTTGCGTAGTTTATTCTTTAAAAGGGTTATAAACACCTTCTCTGACGTTGCTTTATTCATTGTAGACTCAACAGTCTCATTAATATACTTAGAATTAAGGCTTTCTTCTAGTGATGGGTATGCGCCCTTCGTGGATGGATCAGCAACTAAATCGAAGGTAATTAACTTAAAATCCTCATTAACATGCTTAGTTCCATCAGGACAATCAGTTAAAGTACCCATTCCTCTTGAAGATATACCTAACTTAACTCCACCTTTAATTAAAGCTTGGGCTGTGAGACCAGCTGGAGTATTAAGAAGCTCTGCTTCACCAATCATCTCACTGCCTTTGAATTTAAGCCCTGTAATAAGGTGCGAGACATTCTGAAGCTTAACTTGGTCATGCTTGGGATGATCTAATTCACCCATTAAGCGTCTCTCATTAAGGGACTCAGTGAGGCGTGTCATTTCTCTTTCGAGAAGCTTTTGCTCATAAACTCTCTTATTGTTATTAGGCTCTCCTGCTCTTTGAAAGCAGCCTGAAATTTTCATTGTGCCCTTAGAGGAGGACTCCTCTATGATCTGAATATTATCTAATATTTGTGTGTCTGTTAATAGCATTATTTATTTCCTTTTATCTTTGAGCCAAGGGCGCACTGTCTAGATCCGCACCAGTTTGCTTTCCGTCCTTTGCTCGCTGCCTCTTCGCCGCAGCCTCAGCCTTCCTCTTTAGTATCGCATCGTTCTTCTTCGAGAGTTCCGCCCCCCTGTCATCAACCCACGCTGCGACCTTATCTGGCTTGTCTTGCTGACCATGCCCAACTGTTGGTCCACGGTGCTGCGGCATGTCCTCCATCTTTTTCGTCTGCGGATTGTATCTCTTGGCTGGCCTAGACATCTTGTCACGACCACCCCTTGCCTTGTCGGCTGCAATAGCCCTATCAATACGCTCCTGAGTAATCTCATCAAGCTTACTTCTAACTAACTCAAAAATGTTTTCTAATCTTTTATTCATTTACTTGCTCCTGGCTTGGGGGTTACTTTTTCTGGGTTCTTATACCAGCTATCGTCTACTGTACTGGGCTTCTTGCCCTTACCTCGGGTCCATGTGAATGTAGGTTGCTTTTTGGCCTTCTCTAATGCCTCGTCATGTTGTTTATCCCACGGCTTTCTTGGATCGTTCGACCTGTCCCTCTGAGCCGTCTCTGAGAGCTTACTTCTAACTATTCTAAAAATACGTTCTACTCTAGACTCGCTTGTATCTTCTGCCGCCTTCTTCTCCTCTTCCTCCCTCTTCCTCTTTGCCTCCTCCGCTCTCGCCTTGATCGCAGCATCTCGCAGAATATCTTTTGCTCTCGGTCCTTTATATGCCATGATTAAGCCCTTCTTCCCATTCTTCTTCTATTCTTAGTGGTGTCACTAATTTTTCTTCCAGCCCCGTACAGACCTTCGATTCGTTTATCTCTCTTACCCGCATGTTTAATCTTAGTTCTTTGTGCGTAGCCAACTATGCTTCTCCAAGATGATGATGGGGTTGAACTTCCAGGTGTGAAACCTTTAGCTACTAACCCCTTACTCTTCTTACCCCAACCTGCTTCAGTAGAAACATACAATCTTCCAGCTCGTTTCGTAGAAAACTTAGTACCAGGACCCATACCGCTTGTTAGAGCATCCTTTATTGTATTAAAGATTTGAACCTTACTCTTACGAGCCTTGACACGTTCACTAGACTTACCATTTTCTGTTATAATATCTGTAAGTTTCATCTTGCTATTTTCTTAAAGGCTTTCGATAGTCTCATTTTTCTATCCTGCTCTGCTTTAAAAGGGTCGGCACACTCACCTGCCACACTGACACCCAACCCCCCGACACCCGTCTGCTCAGTAATAAGAGTTTTCATCTCACTTACCATACCCTTAAGTTCCTGAATCTCTTCATAGAGTATAGATAAGATATCATTCTCTACGCTTTGAGGCTCTTCCTGAACCTCTGTTTTAGCAGGAGAAGAATCTTCTCCTAATAATTTTTGCATAAAAGAGTCTGGTACTTCTACATTAGATATATCCATTTGGTCTCCAAAAGCATCTACAGGAGCATTAACAGGTTGTGAGTACTCCGTGGCTACAGGGGTACGCCCACCTTGATTCATTATTGATTCAGCCATGTCACCTATATTCATTTTTTAAAACTCCCTGGGTTATTCACCTAAGTTATCAAGAATAGCTTGAGCAAGCTCTTCGTCGGTGAACTCCTCGATATCATAGCTCTCATTTAATACATTAAGTGAGTCACGAACGAAGTTATAAAGATCTTCTTCATTAATGGGAAAGCCACCCTCCTCATCATTCTCGATATCTTCGTAATCCTTTTCATCCTCACTTAAGAGATCTTTACAAAAGTTATCGAACAGCTCACTGATATCGTTCTCAGTCAGACTATTAACTTCAGCCTCATTTAAAGATTCAAGCAAAGTCTGAAAAAACATCTCATGAAGAGCCTTGTCTTCTATAGCCTCGTTAATATCTTTCTGGGACTCTCCCCATGTACCCTGTGTTACATTCTCATTTATAACTGAATTTACAAACTCTTCACTTACTTCATTAATCATTACTAATTCTCCTTATATGAATTATCTAGGTCTAGCAGTACCACCTGAGCTACCTGAACCAATCACCTTCGTAACTGCACGTTTAGCTCTGTTAAGTATTCCCCCGTGTCTGATCCCTGAGGACCATCCAGTTTTTTTCGTATCATCAGGGGCAGTATTTTTTTCTGTATCATCAGGGGCAGTATCTTTTTCTGTATCATTTCCTTTGGACCTACCCGCTATTTCTGGGGTTGTACTAGGTCTGTCTTTGGACTTCGGATTGGGAGTTGTATCTGTGGATCCCGTGGCATCAACATGATCGGGGCGATCTGTACCACCACTACCAGGTCTACCTGTTTCTGCATACTTAGTTTCCCCATGGGGATAAGCAGTTTGACCTGGGGCTGTAAAACCCGAATATTTTCCTCCCAAAAATCTTTTTAGAACACTAAAATCGCCTGGCTTTTTTGTATCCCCATCCTCTGGAGCTTCCGTAGCCTTTTGCTTTGGAAGCGGTGGAGGTGTTTCCTTTTGCTTTGGAAGCGGTGGAGGTGTTTCCTTAGTAGGCTTCTCTTGAGGCTCACTTTGAGACCCATGACCAAAGGCATGAGCTTGCTTTTCCTTTTGTCCTGGTACTTCTACCCCACCTTCTGGGTGTCCCCCTCCTGTTGCAGCCGTCACTGCGGCTTTGTGAGCTTCAGGATTCTTTTTCTCCCACTCATGCCTAGGCATACCTTTAGGACGACCTTGTGCTGTTGCAACTCGCTCTACAAGCCTACTAAACATATCAGTAACAGACTCTCTCGGCCCATCAGGAACATCCTTTGTCATGCCACTCTTAACCTTCTTAACCTTATCAGGTGTATGGGTAGAATCTTTCTGTGCCGTGTCATTTCTATGCTTAAGTAATTTAGCCAAGTTTCTAATCTTACAAGCTCTACCCTCAGAGGACCTTGATGGGTGCGGAACCTTCTCTAATTTCAGCTCCACACTCATTTCAGTTAATAGTCTAGTAAAGTCTTTCATTTACCAGCCTTTAGCTTCCCTAATTCTATCTAAAGCTTTTCCTAAGTTAAGGTTGCGACTAGCATTCACTGCGCTAGCCTTGGGCTCATCACTCATGGGTGCTGCTGGTCTGGCAGTTGCGCCAGCTGGCTTTCCTTTGGCTGCTGCTCTCCTCGCCCTCTTTCTTGTAACGTCAGCGGCTCTAGATCTTTCTCTTCGTCCGACCTGCTCTCCAGACACTTTCCCCACTCTCTGCTTTTGCAGAGAATCATGTTTACCAACTTCTACGTCAGTCTTAGCTTGGGCACCCTCTGCTTTCTTTCTAGCAGCAGCAGCAGTATCCATTTCTTGTGAAGTTCCTCCTGCTCTAGCTGCAATATCAGTCGCAGCAGCTTTTCTGGAGACCTGACCTCGTGCTTTTTGAACATCCTTGATGTCATGATCTCCTGGAGCCCTTAAAGTCTTCTTAGCGGCACTAGTATCAGTCTTGTCCGCTAACTCTGAAGCTCGTGCATGTTTTTGCTGCGCTCTTTCTATAGCATTCTTACCTTTTTCAGAGAAACCGCCAGCCTCTCGACTCGCAAGACTATCACCACCTGATGCAGCCTCCTTCGCTCTTGCATCTCTCTTACCTTGACCCGCAGCTTTCAACGCCGCAATTTCCTCTGGGGTCTTTCGGCCCTTCTTCTTTGGTTCTGCTGAAGCCTCTGGTTTTGCTGGAGCCTCTGGTTTTGCTGGAGCCTCAGACTCAGGACTTGCCATGGTTTGGGTTGTCTGAATGGTATTGGCTTTTCTTGCAGCCTCTCTCTTCTTGACATCGCCCCTCTTATACTCCTCATCCTTATCTCTACCCTTATGACCCATTCTCGATGCAAGATCACCAGTCAGCCTGTCAGTTTTTAATCCACTACCAACATCGGTATCTCTTTGTGCTTGTGCCCTCCTCAGATCGCCTCGTCTATATCCTGAAGTTCCACTTACAGCCTTTTTGATTCTCCGACCTATTCTACCGAGTAAGCCCTCAATAACGAATTCTAAGTCGTCTAATTCTTTTTCTTCTAGAATCTCACTTATATTACTCTCATCAATGAAATCAGCAAGACCCTCTAAGTAGTCTCCAAGATAAAGATAATTATCGTCCTCTAAAGCACCTGGAACTTCTGCTTCTTCTATCTTATCACTCTGGGCTAAAAGTCCGTCAACCCAAATCAGAGCTTCATAAATATCATCAACCTCAATACCCTCTGCAATGATCTCCTCATGAAGCTGCATTCTGTTATCTTGATAGCTTTCAACTAAATTAAGGGTGTCTTCATCTAGTTCAGACTCCATTAATAGGCCACCATCAATATCTTTTGAGAGCTTAATAAGGTCTTGAACATCCCTATGCTCATCTAACTTCTGCTTAAGAACATCACTAAGGGTTTCTGAATCCTGTCTGGGAACAGGATCCGTTCCACCTCCCGCTCTCCGCTCCTTCCGAATCTGCTCATTACGTTTCGCCATCTCCTCTTGAGCCTTCTTATTAGCCGCTGGTTTTGCTGCCTTTGCAGCAGCCAGAATATCTGCTATTTTCTTACGAGCAGCTACATTCTCAGGCTTGTTTCGATCTTCCATCCGTCTCTGATGGCGTTGACCCGCAGGGGTCTCTGGTCGTGAGGCGTCCCCTCTCCTCGTCCTTTCTGATTCGTACCCACCAGCTTGTCCTTCAGTAAGACCTGTAGCCTTAGGGTTTTTAACCTCGTTAAGACCTGCTTGCTTCCAAGCACCTTTATCAACAACATTAGCTATAAAGCTTTCATCAATTCTGAATTCCATAATTTATTCCTTATTTGCAAACAGGGTAGTATCCCTGTAGTATTTAGCTTGTATCCTCATTTTATCCATAATTTTTATTATTTTTGTTAAAAGCTCTTACGGGGTGTAGTAAGGTAAAGCAAACCTAGTATTGAAGGGTGCTTCACCTAAGTGTGTCACATGTCCCCCATCAGGGTCTTTTAGTAAGCTATCATCCTTAAATAGCGAATTATTTGTATTGAAAGTTCTATCCAAGAGACTTAGCAAATTAGTTCCCGTAAAAGGAGTACCATCTGCATCTAAGTATTTACCACTACAAAACTCTTGGAACCAACTTCTATTGTTATTCATTAAGTTACTAGTACTTGTAAGCAACTTCATAGCGTCATGGAAACCCCCATAGGCTCTCCAGAAGTCGTCTTTAGCTATGACAGAACCCCCAGCACCTGAAGGCAAGTTATAGTTGCTTATAAGAGACTGTACGGTGTGTAGAGCCTTTGATACTGGTGATTCCTCTTGAACTAAACTAGTAGTGTCCGAAACAGTGGATCTTAACCCCCCATCTGATAAAGAGGTGGTAAAGAAAACTGCATTAGGGTTACTATTAGAAGGTCCCCCTCCCGAATCCGACTCTAGTGTTAGAAGATTAACATTTGAATTTCCTGGATGAGCAGCGGCGAAGATTGATCTCGTGTTAGTCGTGGTCTCCCCAGACGAATCATAAGACCTGAGGAACGACCCACCAGAGAATAAGTTATAATCTACCTTATTCGTAGGAACTATTAGTAACAGTCTGGGCATCGACCTACTTACGATCTCCTCCCTTATTAAATCAGTTCGGAGATTACTTACAATAGCATCAACATTGGTCCCCGTCCGTAAGTAGTTCCAAATAGGGTCTGCATAGTGTATAAAAAAACAAGTGAGGGGCCAACGATTATATTTAGAACCCTGTAGTACGTCAGCTCTTGCGTCTAAAGTATTAAAAACTGTTTTAATATCCCCACTAGTAACCTTAGTAAAGGCAGCTCTAGTACTATGTTGGAATGGTGTATCGTGCTGTGATAGCAGAGTGTCAGGGTAATTATCACTATCCCTTACATAGGCGTATACTTCATTCATATCTGAGGGTGCATCATCATCACCTACAATCGGTGTAGTTTCGGTTGCTGCATTAGCTAAAGCTGTTACTTCTAATTCAAGTACATGATCCTGATTTGCATCTGGAAGTAAAGAATTTAAAGTTCCTAAAACATGTGATATGTCATCTCTGTTAATTATGTAACTACTGACCCACTCATTGTATAAACGCTTGCTATCTCCCTCTACAGTTACTATATCCGTAAAAGATCCTACTTGTCTTTTAGATTTAACAAAAGAATCTCCAAGAGCGTTTATAGTAGATCCCTCAGACTTGTAGATTTTCTGTCCTTCCCAGTCATATGTTTTCCATCTAACAACTGACCCATCTAGTTTAAACACGGGAAGGTTTACTGATATATCGGAATTAACAGGGGGGTTCATGGTCTGTACAATATTAGCACTACCCACACTATTGTTGGTCCCGTAACTCCTAGCCGAAAGAGGGTTCAGAAATTGTCTTACATAGGATGGAATATCTCCAAATCCTATAGGTGCAGGTTCTCCTCGTGTAGCAGAATAAAGTTGTGATGCTATCTGTGTTGATTGCCTTGGGTCCCCCGTCAGCTGACTAAGATTAACAGCCCTATTAAAAAGTGCATTAAAATTATAATTATGTGTGTGCCTTCCTCCAGGACTCTGTTGAGGTAATAACTCCTTAGCACTAATAGCGTGGGGCATAGAGCCTACCTGATAAGGAGTTGAGGAACCCGCACTGTTTAACCCTGCTATACTCTCATCATCAAAATCATCAGAGTACCTATTAAATATCTGATGTGGAAAAATCTCAGATATGCCAGGAGGATACGCATTAAGATCTATAGGAGACGTAAGTAATTGTGAAGATGGCGGTTCTTGAGGAAGTAAAACTTCTGCATCTGTGACCCCAAGAGTACCACCTCTGGAAGGACCTCTTGTTGGTCCTCCTGTAAAAGGCCATCCAGGCCATGGGGGCACCCATGTTCCTGCGGGCTTTGGTGTCGAAGTTATTGGAGGTGTTGTACCACCTCTACCTGTTGCTCCTCCAGGTCCTGGGGTCGGGGTTCCTGCCCCAGTTCCTGTGCCCCCAGGAGCAAAACCTCCTCCAGGTCCTGGTCCTGGTCCTGGTCCTGGTCCTGGTCCTACGGGTCCAGGACCTGGCGGTTGATGCGCACCTGGATGCATGCCCCCCCCTCCTCCCGTTAAAAAATCCATTTCCCTAGGTCGTCTCGGCCTACCGATACCCGTGGGGACGGTAGTAGTTGTAGTAGGAATAGGCACACTTACAACTATGGGTTTTACACAATGCCCCAACTCCTCCTCGGGAGTAGGGAGCGTATGATTGACAAAGTTAGCCATTTTTTAAGTCCTAGGAAAGTAAAGTCTCATCCCTTAAATCTAAGAAACCTTCATAAGACACAGGAGGAACATCACCATCAGTTATTACCGAATGCGACGGCGTTCCGAATGAACCTGGGACGCCCTGCTGTGTTGCTATTCCTTCTGGGAATACGGTCTTTCGTTGTGGATATCCAACTATATTAAACTTAACTGTAGGATAATGGCATAGACCGAATCTAGCCATCTTCCTCTTAGTATGATCACTGTCGGCATGCATTGTAGGCAGATTTCCATTTGTCATACCAACTTGCTGCCTATACATAGTATAGAAGGGTTGTTGCCATTCGGGCTGTATAACTTTATAGCCTAAGAAATTAGCCTCCTGTTGGTAGATGTTATTAGTGCCATACCTATCAATATACAAGAGCCCGTTATCGTCGTCGGTAGCATCGAAGGCGATCCCCCCACCTGCGGATACGATAGTAAAGTAAGCAACCTTCATATCGCCTAATGGAATCAGTCCACCTTTTTGAATTCTTAACCCCATAGAGTTAGGCATCCGCCATTGTCCAGGAGCCGTAGGTAGGGAGTTAACGTAATCCACATTAACATCAAAATCCTCTACCCACGAAGGAAGAAGAAGGTTAATAGTCTTCTTACAAAAGACTAAAGAATCAAGGTCCTTGGGCATAGCATTCAAATAGTTTCCTCCGTATCCGAAACCTCCTATCTCATTAGACACAGGATTAGTGGAGATGCTCATTCCTGCGGAAAAATATTTCGGAGTTCTCTCCGCATGATCCTCTTTATGAGTCCCTCCAACATAATCAAAGAAGTTCCAAGTATTACACGGGAGTCCATGATTCCCCTTACCATCTACGGTATATTGATTGACGAAATCGGCTAGATCAGAGGATTCTGTAGCTCCGTAGAGACCTGCATCCCATTCGGGCCATAAAGAAATCTTTCTGTCAGTAGGGAGATTTAAATATTCTCCTACTCCTCCACCGTGAGTGCTCCAATCGTGACCCCCATACTTGGTATAGGCTCCCCCCTCTGCGTTACCTAACCAAGACTTTAAATCTGCTTGATGATTATTATACAGGTATTCAATAGCAGCTTTTCTAATCGACTGGGGTGCTTGAGTAAATGTCCACGGATTAGTTAGTATCGAAAGGTCTATGCCCGTAGTCCCAGCACCATTCGTATAGTTTGTTACATTTTTTAAAATTCCCCACGGTCCATCGGTAGCCTGTGTATAGTTTTCATACATCATAAGCAAGCACCCCTCTGGGCCATAAGATAAACCACCTTGAATAACATCGGAATACATATTGACACCGTAGGAAGCCGATCTAGGAGTTATGGGGGCGGGTATTCTGTCTATAGCATCCTGAAGTTGCATAGTACCAACAGCAGGGTTAGCAAATGAGAGTGGTGGGTACGCCGCAGCTACACCAGCTCGTTCATTATATGATAACTCGGCTGTTCTTAAGAAGGGTCTAATATCAATTATGTCAGTTGTAGTTATATTACTACAATTTTTAACAACTACATATGCAACAGGGATAGCAGTCTGTCCTATATGTTGTAGATTAGTATTACCTCCTACCCCGTTACTATCTTCTGTTATAAGGAAGTTAGGAGTTATATTAACCAAATCATCAGGGGACGGGAAACTACCATGAATAACCGTTCCGTCTCTATCCATCAGACCATAATTAGCATCTACGTTAGCATCATGAATATTGGCTAGAATCTTTGGCATATCGGGGTCTGGGGTATTGGGTCCAAACTCTTTTGTTTTTATATGGGGTCCTTTAGCTGGATCGGGATCAATAATACCAACACCCGCTCCCTTAATTAAGCCTAATGTAGGTTGGGTAATTACTTTAGGAGTAACGCCCCCCGCAGTACCAGCTGAGTCATACTGCGCCAGTGCAGCAGAGGTGTCATCAATTGGCATGGAATAAACCACTAATAGATCTATTCTCTGTGTTGCATACGCAGACAAGCTTACATCGTTGCCGAATGCATCCTCATAGTAAAAATCATAAGGATCAAACGCAGGAATCTCAATAGTTCCTCCACGAAAGTCCACAACAGAGGTCCTTACAACCGACCGCCAGAACTGAACAAACTCCGTATGTAGAAGAGTTAGGTTTTCAAAGGTTCTTACAAAAGGTACATCATAATCCAGCTCTGCTATACTAGCGTGGTTAACTAAGGGCCAACGATGTAGCTGGCTGTTTCCTGGAACTATTTGCTCGGGTACACCGCTCTCTGTACCAGTAGATTTTGTTCCCGCCTCTCCAAATATAGGTCCTGGACTAACAGCCGCACCTCCAATATGGTGGGTAAACAAAGTCTCTAAACCCGTAAGTCTCATAGGCTCTGCTGTACGACCCAATACTGTGTTAAGATCTTGCTGTACGAAGTTCATAAAAAAGTCTGTGTACTCTTGACCATCAGCTCCAGGGTCATACGGACCAGGGGACGTTGTTGTTGGATCCCCCAGAGTTTCCATGATCTTAGGATAGGCTACCGTACCCGTGGTGTTAGATTTAATTAGATAAGAAAGATAGTCACCCCTACCATACATACTACTATTAATTCTAGCAGTAAACTTGCCAGGATTAACTGATATTGTTCTAGCACCTTCAGACTTTGCTCTTAATGGCTTAAGATTTTCGATGTCAATATCATCACCTGGTCTAAGAGGTCCACCTAATCCTTGTGAATCTAAAAAGAGTTGGTCCTTCATCCAAAGGACATTCTCTTCTAATTGACGTAATGGAAGGTTATCAACCTCGTAGTAATAAGGATCATTAGCCTTATAGTAACGAATGGGCTGAGTAAATTTATAATCCGAAGGAAAAGCTTGTAATGGCATCTTAATTATCTCTATCTAAATCAAATATGTTAGCGGACTTGAATCCTAACCCGTGTCCGTTTCTTTGGCCGCTTGTAAGTCCGAAGTCTCCTGCGTGACCCTCCCCGACTTCATCAGTAGCGTTCTTAATAATAGCTCTGTAGTAATTAACTAATTTCAACCTACCTGAAGTTCCTAGAGTTGCATTTTTAGCATTAGCAAAAGTATTCATAGCAGAGTCGTCCAACCACACCCTATTTCTATATGAAGGATCTAGCACAGATGAAACATAATAGAAAGCGGAAGCATCAACCCAGCTATTACTAGCTAAGGCACCTGAGAAAAGTGTCTCCACTTCGGAGTATATACCACTCAGCACAGTGGGGTCCACACAACTAACATCATACGGAGGATTATACCCCTGAGCTAGCAGCTGATAGGGCTCCCCTAATATTAAAGCAGAGGGAGTGTGGTCAATAGGTCTCCCAGAACTTCCTTGGAAGACCTCAGTGTCACCCCCGCCTCGTGTAAATCCTAGCCACTTAGCAGGACCCATTGGTGAGAAGTAGAGTCTAAAGGGTCCTCTGTTCTCGGAAGTAGCTTTACCATAGAATCCAGTAGGAGCACCGTGAGTATGCCCTATTCCAAAGGAATCTAGAACACTTAAGGTGCTAGTATCAGGTGTACTGCTTGGAGCCCCCGATACGGGAGTTCCAGTTGAAGAAGCCCACACCGCACTTGGTCCCCAATATTCCGCATCCGCAGGGAATGAAGTACTTACTGATAAATAGGAAGCATGTAATTCAGAATCATCAGCTATATTCCATATATATAGTCGGTTACAGTTCTCCCCAGCGGAGAGGTCGTAAACAGCACCTGAGGTTTGTTGGTTGTTCCAGCCTGTGGGGAAGTAAACATTTTTAGCATTAACCTTGCTTCCCCCAACAGCTTTAACACACGTTCCTCCCATAGTATACTTAGCCACAGTAGCAAAAGCGTTGTTGCCAGTTATTAGGGTCGAAGAAGGAACTAATCCTACATAAGAATCATCATCACTATAATCATATAAGTATGAAGCACTCTCTCCTGTTACATTGTATGTAGATGATAGAGAACCAGTCCCATCAGTAACCTCGTAGCTTACAGGTGGGTTTGGATAAAACTGAAGGTGACCTGCAAACTTTAAGCTCGAAGTCTCATCGTTATCATTAGGATTGTAATCCGCTATTTCTAGTGCACCACTAAGAACTAAGTAATCGTAATAGGAACCACCCTGCGGAGAGGGCGATGAGGTATCTAGGAGATTACCATCAGTGGCCCAATGCTCATGATAATCTCCAAGATCCTTCATATTAATAATAGAGTTCTTATTAGCTACCAAGCAAGCCCTTGTTGAATGAAGATCCACCATAGTGTGGTTTACACTAGAGCTTAAATCAAACCCACTAGCATCTAAGATACCATCTTTATTATGAGGAAGAAAGTTCATAACAGAGTTATTCTCTGCTAGTACATCTACTCCAAACTGGGATATTACAGTGGGACCATTAAACTCAACAGTAGAGTTATTACCAGCGTAAACTCCAGCATTTTTTCTTTGTTGTGTATAACTAGCAGGACCGATTATCAAAGTCTGCCCCGCATTCGACCCTACAACCTTCACGGAACTATCATTAGTTACTCTAAGCGCAGATCCCTTGATAGACGAACTAGCCTCATACAGGGATCCCTTGCCTGAGTCTCCACCATCAACACTCGCATTTGACCACCCATGCAACTCTATACGAGGATGAATAAGCTCTAACTCTGACCCTTCCGTCACAACCACAGCAGGGAGAGTACTCTTAGCAGTAGTACCATCCATATCCCAAGATTTTACTTTATGATTTCTAAGAAGGTGGAATCTACCATACTTAATTGGCATATGATCACTGTAAGTGGGGATCATCTTAGATGAGTTTAGTACAATATGTTGCCCGTTATCAACGAACCTAAATTGGGATCCAAAAGGGCTGTTCCTACATGCTCCTAAAGTGGTGTTTTCCGCATCTACCAAGTTTGGATTGTATTGAATAACAGAGTTATGTGCTAGCAGTCCCTCGTCCGCATTATGGTCAGAAGAGAACTCAGCTAGTATTGCTTCAGAGTTATCTAATGATATACCTACCCCATTTTGGAATGTTGCTATGCGTTGATTAAAATCAATTACGGAGTTTCTTGCTAAAATACCATCTTTAACATTAGTAAAGGATTGGAGAACTAAGTTAAGAACTCCTGATTTTGAATTACTAGCTACAGCCCACGCAAGGTCAGCTCCCCCCTCCGTAGAGGGTATAGTAACTTCTCTACCAGGAAACGGGGTAGTTAATCTTGAATTTATAAGCTCTATACCTCTAACATTATGGGCGAAGATGAATGGGCAATCTACTGGAAGCCCCCTATTCTCCTCAGTAGTAGCTCTCATAGTTATTTCAGAATTAATAGCTCGTAATCCAGGAGTATCATTATTTATATTTCTAACGTCTGTTGCGGTCTTTTCATAGTTTCTATAAGCAGTAAACCCCCTACTAAGAACAACTCGTGAGTTAGTAGCCTGTAACCCCGCATCTTTACATCTAGTCACCACACAATTTTCTACAGTAACATCCGACTCTTTAATATCAAAACCTATTGATATATCATGTGTGTTAGGAGTATTATTGGTAGCATCAGCACCATCAACACAGAAGCCTCTAATGTACACAGGTCCATTACAGTTTGTAACACAGATGCTAGAGACGGAGTTTCCGTAAACACCTCCAACAACTCTGACATTAACACCACCATCACCCATAGGGGCTCTACTAACAATACTATCGTCTGATCCATGTCGTACTACCCTATCCAAAGCAGCATCAGTAGTATATGTTTTAGCAAGGGGAGCAGTGAATTCATACGGAGTTGCAGTGGTAAAAGTATTTTGAATATCATTGGTTAGAACAGCGGTTATCCCATTAGTCGCACTAAGAGATCCAACCGCATCAGCCGCCTTCCACCACTCAGGAACTGACATAAACAAACGATGATGTTGTGCCCAAAAAGTAGTATCCCGCCCAGTATTAATATTAGTACTTACACTAAGTGAAGAGGTAGAGCTACATGTTCCACTCAAGTCCATAGAGCTTATAGTTAGAATACTAGACGCATCAGAAAAGTTTTCTACACTAGCACTAGCTGTTCCTGATCCATTAAATATTTTAGCAAAGCCTCTATTGATAATCTCCAACCCGCCGTTCTCTTCAAACTGAATATCTTTAATATCAATACTACCCAAATGACCGCTTGCTGCAACTTCAATAATTACAGGAAATCTTAGGGTCTGGGGAAGGGCTTGTATAGCCTCATTAACGGTGGGAAAGGTTAATTTATAATCCGCACCAGAGTCTGACACATTTAACATCATACCAGTGACACTAGATGTGGGATACCCATGTTGCTCCCAATTAAAGTCCGTGCGCTCTTCAAGATCGTAAAGAGGGAGATTATCCTGCTCCCAATTATAAAAGGAACTTGAATCATACTTATAAACTGTAGGAGTCCAAGCAGGATCATTCCAAGGTCTCAAGAGCTGTGTAGTTCCTGAGGCTAAATAAAGGTCGGTATCTGTATCATTATGTAAAGGCATATTTTAAAAGCTTATCGTCCAACGGAAAACTAATGCAAACTCACTAGTTTTTGCTATATCAACAAAAGGTCTATATGCCACTAAGGGCGACCTAACATTAACCCCAGTTAATGGATGTTCAGATACCCCCGCTAAAGGGTTGTGCATGAATAAACCTATCTCATTTACAAGATGTCCATTACAAGCACCCTCAGGAATAAACATAGAATAAGTTACTGAAGTAGGTGATGATTTTCTTATACTATTCTGAGGTATATAGAGGAACCATTGCCCTCCTGCTCCTGGAGTTTGAATTCCTCCGTCTGGGGCCATAAGGTCATGGGTGTCTAGAACAACATCAATTGATGTGCCGTATTCGGCAGCCCCTCCCGCATGACCTAGTGCCGATACAAGGGAGTATTGGGATGAATCATAACTATCTATTACCGTATTACCACTTACCCCAATCTGAGCCCACCTAACCTGATAATCAGTTATGGAGTCTGCCCCTGAGCCAGCGAATAATAAAGCTAACCCTACCCCCATGCCCGAAGTAATTACATTATGATCGTCAAAAATCTTCTCCTCGTCACCACTTGGGAAGATCTTCCATATCTCTAAATTACCAGAGACTTCTAATTTTTCTATATCATTACTCATATCTTATATATATACCCTTTATATTATAGGACTACGGAATAAACCATTTTGAACTGATGCGGGAGTCTTCGGATAGTATATTAACATGCCTATCAAACGCTGTAAAGGCTCCTAACCACCCTATAGCCCAATCAAAGGTTAATGTGTAGTTTTTTGTTTTAGTAAACGCTGTATCAAATTTTTTATAAGCTAACATTAAAGGGTGATCTTCTGTCAATCCTAAGGGGTTCTTACAAAATAACCCAACCTCAGTTATCGACTGCCCATTACAGGTATGCTCATCCAAATTGATTCTATACTGAACTGAGTCTATAAAATACTTAGTAGTATACTCTGGTTCTATTTCTATAAACCACTCTTTACCTGGAGTAGATGAAACAATCGAAGAGGCGGTTCCAGCTGCCGAGGTCATAAAACACTCGCCCCAGTTAGTACCATCCGTAGACGCCTGAAACCCTCTATGCCCTTCAAATAACCGTAAATCGGTCCTATCTCCATAATCCCCAGACTCCATAGAGGCACACACTTGGAAGAAGTGAGAGGATGTTGCAAGGAGCGCATTTTCTGCATCATCGAACCCAACAGTGGATGTTCCTATCTGAAAGTAAGAGGGAACAAAATCTACACTTTTCTGTGAACCTGTATCTGTTAGCATTTCTACAACATTAACAGCAAGACCTTTTGTTAAAATATTGTGATCATCTAATAGAATTTCAGATGATCCGTTTTTATTATGTTTAGTTACTACTAAATGTCCTGCTAACATTATACCCACCCCTTAGTATCGAAGCATATCTTCCACGTTATATATAGGTCAACATGATTTTGAAATCCTGCTGCCGCTGCTTTGTCTATTATATCAGATAAACTTTCAACAAAAGTTTTCTTTGAAAAGAGTTTATATATCCTCTTTGAATCACCATTAGAGTCTACAAAAGAAAAAGGATTAGTACCCCCATTCTTTAAAGTTTCTTCTAAATCAATAGTCCACAACCCCAGCGTCTTAATACCCCCATACAGATTAAGAAAACTTACGTCAGGAGCACTTAACGTAAAGGTGTGAGCGACAGCTGGGGAGCCTATAAAAGCCCCAGATGTTGTAACAGCAGTGTCAGCACTAGCATTACATCCAGAAACAACCATTCCTATTGTATGATCTTGGTTTTCTGTGTGAAGGTAGCCTCTAATAAAGCCCCTCTTATCAACGGCATGTACTGCGTTATAATGCCCAGACAACCCCGTCGAGGAAGTGTAAGCTTCGGAATATGGGGTAGCATTAGATGATACGAGATAAACATCAATACCGTCACTAGGAGCATAACATCCCATAAAAACAGTAGAGGCATCGTGGATTGAACTTGGTCCAAAAAACATGTTCATATTATGTCCCATCTGCCCGTTACTCGTTGCTGAAGTAGGATTCAAAATACCAGTATCTATCTCATACTGCGTAGTTGTTGATGCTTCTAGGCTAATGTCTAACGGATCTGGGTAGGAGGGGAGGTGGTGAAGCCTAAGAACTGAACTTGCAGGGTAATCACCGATCACTTTTATTTGGGGTATAAGCACAGAGTCTGAGTAAGCCGTAGCATATTCATCACTTAAAGAAGAACTATAGTAATGCCCTGCTCGTCCTGGCCCGTAATACGTCTGTGCTGCCTTTCCTATGGATACAGCCTGTACTATGTAATTGGAAGTATCAAGAACGGAGGAAGAATCGGTTAGCCCCCTGATACTGGAGGGGGTTACCATAATATTGGCAATTATCTCCGAAGCACCGTCAACTATTAAATTGTTTTCTTTAGCTACTAATTGAGACTCGCCTGTTGATAATATAGAAAATACCTCTATTTCTCCCCTAATTCTCATACTATGATTCCTTAATCTCAATTGACGTTAGCTGATTATGGCCTGAAGATATAGCACTTACATACATAGCTGGGTCAGATCTATAATTTATTCTAGACCCACCACTAGCTTCAAAGACACTTGAAGTAGAAAATGCATCTCTACTGGCTACGCCATCTCTTAAGTAATTATAGAACTCAAAAGCTGTTCTGAGATCTTTTGCTTGTAAAGAATACTCAGTAAGCTCACGCTCTACGCTAGCTGCGTCCTTCCAAGTGAGATCCTCCATCTCTATCTTATTAAAAAGAATAAACTTACTCTCATCAGGAGTAAAGGCAAATATCTCAATAAAGTACTCTTGAGAAGTAGTATGCAAGTTACTTTGTCCTTGAGTACTCATTTTTCTTTTATCAAATGTTGAGCATCCACAAAACTCATCACTTAAAACCCAGTTGTTAGTATTAAATGGGATATTAATAGAATTAAACATTAGGGTATTCACTTTAGAAATAGGACCCTTTTTCTCTGGAGCACAACCAAGCCTAGGATCAGGAGAAACAGGAGGAGGACCCGCACCAGTAGCCACAGGAGTAGGTGGGCTTTGATTACGACACGACTCGGGGGTCACGACTGTAACTGCGGTTGGGGGCTCCTTTTGAGAATCAAGAACACTCATAGACGGAAATTGGTAGGTATGACTCAAACTTTTAACAGTATTTACACCATTCGCACCAATACCCTCTATTACCATAGGGGAATCATCTACAAAGGGTGTCGGTGTATTACGAGTAGTAGATTCCCCAGAGATCATGGATACTTTAGTTTTTTCCCACGCACCCTTAGGAGTATATGACCACACATACTTTGATGAAGTGTATGATCCATCTTTATTTCTATCTAAAAGAGTTTGAGTTTTTGTATGAATCCATACACCCAGCTTCTGACCTCCCAGACGCATCCCAGTTAAATCCATGTTTAAGGCATCAATCTTCAAATTATAGTCATGATCTGGTATCAAGAAGTTTCTCGTATTATCAGTACTAGCGGGGTTTATTTTTACTTTAAGTCTTGGAAGTCTATTCTGGTTTGCGGGGCGAATATGCTTAATTAACAAATTATCAACAAGGAACCTATTAGATCCCCAATCAGGAGTACCCTTACTTTGAGACTCATCATTACTCCTATCTAATCTAATCAAAGAGAATGTAGGATTTTGAAAAAGATCTGATTCAGAACCCGAAGTGTCTATAAATTCTATGGAGCTTACTAAATGCTCATTGCGCCACTCGTAATCTTGTACATAGATGTCATCTGTAGCATCAGCAGAAACGGACCCAAGACTACTCCCATGTACACCTCCAGAGGGACTAAGGACCCCACTACCTCCACCCCAGCAAATATCCACCTCAGAAGCGAAATCAAGAGAGGAAGCTACTAAGCGTTTACCAATACCATCTGTCCCTATAGCAGATCCGTCTACAGAGAAGTTATAGTTATAAATATAAGGACCATAGGTATGTGTTAGGATATCGGGTCCTGTATTCGTTTTGTAATTTAAATTTAATCCGTCACCATTATAAAAATCTAACCACTCATTATAAAATTTATTCAGCTTTTTACCAAACTTAAAATGGATAAGATTGTTTAAGCTATTATTACTAATTTCCGATTCTTCTAATTGATTAGCAATAGATCCAACAATATCAAGATAAGTGTACTTATGCCATGAGCTTAAGTCTACAGGACTTATCTTAGGCGAAGATACATCCCAATTCACGTTAACTGATCCGTCTGTATTGTAGTATCCTGAAACTATAGAGGAAGCCTCTGTTAACTTATCAAATCTTAAAACTTTATGCATTAACCCAATCATAGGATTTAGATTGTCTCTAAGTAGGAAGTTGAAACAAGCAGACGGGGCGGGGGATGTTTTTCCTCTAGACGGAAAGGTGTTGGATGTATCAACTTCAAAATAAGTATTTGAAGAATGCAAGTTCTCACAAATACCCCAAACCTCAGATATTGCAGAGGTATCCAATAAATTACCAAACCCGAAAGCGGGATCACTCTTTAAAGGCACACTTTCAAATGACATAGCAGACGGCACAAATCCTAAAGGCATACATCCAATACTACTAGTAAATCCAACCGCTGATAAGGAGACATTACCTGGAGTCCCCTTACCATCCCGCAGTGTAACCCCTTGAAGGGGTAAAGAGCTTTTAAAACTACGCCTTCTTATAGCATTTCTGGGGAGGCTAAGAAAGTTATTACGAGTAAATCTAGATTCATATGAACTATCAACTTCGGATCTCTTAAAAGTGGTTCTATCGGCTCCTACATCAGTTGCACAAGCACCAAACCCGTGTAAGCTCGTAGAAGCATCATAGTACCCATCACTAACAGAAGTATAAGGGGACATCCTAGTACAGGTTTTACTTGCTATTTCAGGAGCAGGACCATCAGCAACAGAGGATACATCGAGTATAGCCTCTGGGATGGAGTGGGCGGGTATAACCTGATCAAGGGTTCGGAGAACTTGCTGTACACCTCTACCCGTATTATGCTTTGCTAACCTATTTGTAAAATCAAAAGAACTAGCATTAAAAACTATTTTAAAGTGGGACGATTTACCATTCCACAAAGACAAATAGTTTATAGGATTAGGAGTTCTATCCTGAATATTTGCTACTACAGAAGAGAAATTTAAAGGGGTGGTGGCAGAGGGTGTAAACATCAACCACCCATTACTAATAGTTGTAAGCTCAGTAGTTTCTGTTACATGTTCCTTAATATAATCCAACACATGTTGGGCAAACACCTCAGTCACTCCAAAGCAAATTAGCTTTCTTTTTACAGCCTTAAGAAAGTTAGAGGTTATGGTACAATTTCTATAGTACTTTTCCATCTCCCAAGGGGGATTAGAATGTATTTGTCCTCTGTATTCAAAGGTCCAACCTGGATTATCTCTAAGTAGCAGATACTCTGACTCACCCTCAATATGAACAGTTCCAGTCATATAGGTGTCGTCTTCCATTCTATGCCACGGTCCCTCATATACTACATCAGTGGGAACCAAGTTATGAACAGCACCGTCTATCAAAATCTGCTTACCTGGATAGTATAAGGTGGCCCCCAGACCCCCAGGAGGAGTCCCACCAACAGGAGTCCCTATACCTCCTGGACCCGCATAAACAGCCGAGGCTTCTACGAACTGGGGACCTGGGTGCTTATCTCCTGCAAAGATAAAGTTCTCAGGAAACTCATACAGAAGTTCCTCTATGATTCTGTCTACTGACAGCCTCAGATTTTCATCCATATCGTCGGAGCTATGCCTCGATAACCCTAAATCAGTAGCTTTCTGGGGTGTAAACTCAGTAAATCCTCCGTCAAAGAAGCTAGAGTCCGTAGCCAAAGCGTAATAAAGCATATTGGGAAGATATGATTCCCAAAGCTCACTAATAGCAGTGCCGCTTACGTTAAAAACGTCAGCACCAAATAAGGCATCCACAAACATTTGTATGGATTTCTTAGTACCCTTTGCCTTATAGATATCAACGGCATTTCTTAGTTGAAGTCTCCAACGTGAGGGGTCGTCTCCTAGAAGCTTCCACCCAATAAGCTCTCCCAGAAGTTCTAGAAAAGAATCAGGGCAGTTCTCAATATCAATAAGAGTTGATAACTCCTCCGACTCGCTCTCCCTATCTGCTAAGGAGAAAGAGATGGCCTTTAGAAATCTGTAGAGAGGACCCTTACTCTCCTCATCTGTAATCAAAGACCCCTTGTCACTTGAATTACTTGATGTGTCCATGTAGTTTTGTAAGCTAGTCTTAACATGGTCATCTTGTAAATCATAAAAAGAAGGAGAATATAAAATATCAACAAGGGTGTGCAGTCTACTCTCTAACTGAGTACCACTTACATGCGGTCCTGCTGAAGTAGCTAAAGAAGAGACATAATTATCAGGAACCAGATTAGCATCAATGGATGATAAGCTACTGTAGTTTCTCCACAAATAGGATTCGAGAATTCTAATACAATCAGACAAACTTATGGACTTACCAAAATATAAATTACTTGCTATAAGTTTAGCTACTTCAGCAGATGTGGAGTATGAATCATGAGTAACAGGGTCTTTTCTATTAAGAAAGTATAACCATGATAACTTTTGAATTAAAAACTTGTGAGTACCTGATGAATCAGCGGAAAACGCAGCATTAGTTAGATCAGGAATTCCGCTATCAGGCTCAGGACAAGATACAGACGGAAGGAAAGTTCCACTAATGTAAGTTAGGAACTCTGCACTGGTAGCATATTGACTATAAGCTTTTCCTAAAGGATACAAAATATCTCTTTGAAAAACATTTGGGGTAATATTAGTGAGTTGGTTTTGTGATATAAAGAATCGTGATAACCCATTTATAGCATCAATACCACTAAGGGATAGGTCGTTAGGGATAGAGGACACTGGGAGAGCGGCAGCAGCGTTCTCACATAATACTATGTGAGAATTTAAAAGTTGATCTATCTGAGAAACTCCTGCTCCACTTAAGTCTAGATCGTCTTGAATGTAGAAGATAGGAGTTATTAACTCTACGGCTTTTATAAAGTTTCTTTTAAAGTAAGCTCTGGGATTATCCCTATCTTTTACAGTATTACCCGTACTAGTACTATTGATTGTTACATTAGTCTTGGTGAAGGGATCTTTTTTTATTATCCTGCGTGTTGACATTAAACTTCTACTACATTAATTGAAAAGTTATTGAGTTGTATTATCTCATTGAAATCTACTTTAATAGATTCTCCTATATTATCTATAGTGGCATATCTTACATCTGGTAACTGAAAAATTCGTCTCGCCAAGTCAGCAGAGATAAATTCCTTTCCAAAATCTGTGTTATCAACATGGAAGAAATCTAATATCTCAAAAGCAACTTGAGCCTTAATATCTTCTTCCTTAGCTGTTAATTCTTTATCTATCCTCACTGTCATAACCAAATCAAGGGTTCTAATGACACCATCAGCGATTACAACGTGATCAGTTAGCATTTTCTTAACCTCTATCTCAGTTAATAGATCCTTCTTAAACTGAGGAGTGGCTCGTGATAATTGAAGATCATTAGCTTTCTCTAGGACATAAACGTCAATTATATTAGCAGAACTATAAGCGTCTCTGGTTACTGCTGTTGCTTTCCCGATAGTTCCTTGGTTACTTTGAAAAGTATTAGCAAAAGTAATGTAATCTTCTAAGGTTACTACTCTGTCCTGCCTCTTGAATGTGTAGGGAGCCCACTTCTTAGCATGTTCAACAGTTTCTGCTTCTTGACCTCCAATACCTGGTGTAGTGTTCTCTAAAGTCCACTCTAAAGTTTTAGAAGTTGTCCCCTCAAACCCAGTTATCTGAACATTCATAGCTTCCTTAGAAAGGTTGCCTCTTGACCCGCCACCAACCCTATAGATAATTGTGAACTCAGAGTTTTCTGAGGGACTTATTCCTAAAATGCCATCCCCAAATATAACAGTAGCCCCATAAGACTCATCATACACAGTTTGAAATACTTTGTCTCCTTCGCCAGAAGCAGAGAACATTTTAGGAACTTCTCTGTACCTTCCAGTGGCCTCTGCATTGTAGACATCAGTGACAAAGACCTCAACACTACCATCTACTATGGGAGCGTCCGTCAGCGTTATGGTCTTTACACCCTCCGTAGTGTTGAATATGCCCCTCTGAACAGTCAAGGCACCCTCTACTAATGCTATATTGGAAAAGAGCGAACTCGTGTCATTGGCTGCATCAGAGACGGGGATGGTAAGAGTTGCTAACTCATCAGTTAAACCCTCTAAAGTACCGTCTGCTGCGACTCTGTACATAGTATAACTTACAGGAGCCGCATCCTGCTCAGAGATAATGGAGTATACCCTGTTGGCGGGGGGGAATGTTAGAGTAGTTACATCTCCATCAGTAAAAGGATTAGTAGAAGTACCTTTAGTACTTGTTATTTGAGCACCCATAGCTGCTGCTTTGGGTCCTAACAGTCTAACTCCAATAAGCTCTAATAGTTTTCTAAGATTTCTTCTATTCTTTACTGTTCTTATAAAGTGCTCATTAGCAATCATATCCGTCTTTAATGAGTTAACAGCCCCCATATAAGAAACAAGTTCAATAAGCATCATTCCTAAATCAGATTCAGAAAAGTTTTGGTAATCTAAGGGGTATACTGATTTTATATAAGATATCAGCCCGTCCCGTATATCCAAAAAATCATTAGCAGCAAAGTTAATGAAGTCTATTTTTTTTCTATCTGGTATCGTAACCAGTTTTAAGAAATCAGAGTCTACAGTTCCCGAAAATGTCATTTTAATACAACTCCCACATCAAATATCTCACGAGTCTCGTCCTTTAGCTGTACCGTTAGCACAATATCCAGCTGACCTAATGCTGACTCGTTCTCTCTTACAATAAGGTTTAGTATTTTTACGTTCTTAGCGTACTTTACAATTCCTTCTATAATAAAATCTCTAATAATTCTAACCAAAATTTCATCAAGAGGCTCAAATAAGAATCTACGAATAGCTAACCCAAAATCAGGAAGCATCACTCTTTCGCCCTTTTCCGTAAGTAAAAGCTGTCTTAAATTATTACGAACTAAATTAACCCCGCTGTGAGCATTGTAATAATTAGATTTATTATTCTTATTAATATTAGTTCCTACTATAGAATTAGCAGGATTTTGCCCAATAGGGTAATTCAACCCAAGCACTTTTTCTGTTCTTGATCTTACTAAACTCTTAGTAGGGACTGTGGGAGTAACCCCATATCTGTTATTTTCTGTTGTTACAGCCACTACCCACCTCCCAGTACAATATTATTAAAGAATCCTTTTTGAGCGTTAAAATTCTTGAGAATCTCAGAAGAAACTAACGCCTTATTATATAGCTTAACACTACCAACAAAGCCCTTAAGACCACTTGTTATTCCACCATACTCCGTACCAAGGAAATTCATACCCTCAAAGGAATCCGTCTTACCTAATTCTATAGTCGTCATACCGTCAGTATAACCCCCTCCAATTATCCAAGGAGTAAACATAGACCCCTGAGGACCATTCCAATACCAGAAATCAGCCCAACCTAACTGCGTAGGATCATGGTAACTAATAGGAGAAGCAGGAAGTGTTGTTGCATATATCTTTCTATAATGAAAACTATTACCAGCTACAGGGCTGGGGATCTGAAGCCCAGGTTTTCTTCCAAATGTAGAAAGATAATTTTGAGATTTCAGTAAAACTCCATCTAAGTATATAGAGACCTCCCCATGCCCCTCGTCTGCTAAAGGATCACCAGTTATAGTAACAAGCTTAAAGGATGAAGAAACGTCACCTATTCCATCTGAGGCATCAACGGACATGTGGTAATAACCAGGAGTTCCC